TGATCGCCCCGAAATCGATGACCTCGAAGCTGAGCATGTTCAGCGGGATCCCATCGGCATCGAAGAACGCGATGCGCCAGTTGGCGTTCTGGCTCGCATCGAGCGCCTGAAAGCCTACGGATGAGGATGCGCCTGTCATATGGCTCCGGCTCCTATGAAGCCCGGCACGCCTAAGGACGATAGTATGCCCTCAGCGAACGGGATGTATTCTTGGAAAGTAACATCTAGCTCAACCGCTATGAGCCGCCCTCTGGGGAGCCAGTGCTTATGATGCTCGTTCATCTCAGTGATCACGAACAGGCTTAGTCCCGGCCCCATCGGTTTCCCGCCCACGATCAGCGGTGCAGCTATGGCGTTCTCATGAAAGAAATGCCATTGCATCAGGAGCGGGTTGGGATCGCCGCACCATGCGGCGTCCAAGCCCACGCGCATCGATATGTCCACCAGATCGTTGCCCGCCCACTCCAAGAGTGGCTTACGCAGGTGCACCATGTGCGTGCCGAATCGCCCCTTATACTTGCGGTCGATGTGCTCAAATGTCATGATGCGCCCCATGGCTTTGCCAAAGATGATCGCGCCGTAGATGCCTTCTACCATGGGTAAATCCTGCTTATCTCGTTTTCAAAATAAGCAGCCTTCATACGTGGTGCCCGTTTGCGTCCGTGTGAATCCCGCTCGTGTCCATGTTGCCCGTGTGCACAACGTGGCCTGTTAAATTTATAGTGGCAGCTTGGATGGTCAGCTGGCCGCTGTCGCTCTTGATCGATATATCGCTTGCAGCCTCGATGGTCACTTTGCCTTGTGTGTTCACTGTGACGTCTTTTTGTGTGGTGATCGATATGCCGCCTTTGAAGTTCCATGTGAGCGTGCCTGCAGTGGCGTCGAACTGCATGGTGCTGCCATCGTCGTAAATGCAGTAATCGAGCTTGGGATCGGTCACAGGTGGCGGGTCTTGGCTCGTGTAAAAGAAGCCTATGGCGGCATAGCTAGCCGTGCCATTAGGCAGCTTCACGGCCAGAACGTTCTGACCTATGCGCGGCATAGCGAAACTCTTTTTGCCTGCCGATGACACCTGCATGACAGGTATCGGCTTCGATATGAGCGGGTTGCCTAGGTGATCAGTCTTATCCGGCTGTAGCACGCGAATGTTCGCGCCCTTGTTGTTCACTATGATTTCGGCAACCTTGCCTATGATGACAGCGTTCTTGAACCGATTGTCCGTGCCTCGTGTGTAATCGGTGTCGGACAATAGGTTTTTACGTGGCATCTCAGTATCCCGTTAAGCAACGTCGAACTGTTAACACAGTGGTATACATGGGCGCAACCTTATGTTCAGCGCTAATAACGAACCACTTACCATCGAATTGCCCTACGCCCGAGAGCATGAACGTCATGCCTGCCGCTATGAGCGGGTTGCCCAGTGCCATGTCGATCTTAGCGTTGTTTTTGTCCTTGTTCTTGTCGCGCAGCGTCGCCTTTGCCTTACGAGCCGCCGAGACGCTCGCGTCCGCGTTCCACGGGTCAACCTGTATGCCGCTGTCTCTCGGCGCTAAGACGAGGCCTTCTCCTTCGCTCCCGAGGCCTTCTCCCGCCTGATCGTCACCCGGATCCTCGTTCACTTGCGTGTCCACGTCATCGGGCAGGTCATCGTCGCCCTCAGCTGTGTAATCCTCGTTCTCCAGCTGGCCCGTCTCGGGCTTAGTGTATGTGACGCTGGCCTTCTTCGATACGTCGGCGATCTGTTTGTTGAACTGCCCGCCACTCATGCGATAGGTGGGTAACCCGTTGTTGCTCATGGCATTGCCATACACGATCGCAAACTGCGGTGCCTTGGCTTCATAGTCCTGCTCATCGAACACGATGATCTTGTTGCGCGTGACTTTGATAGCCAGCTTGGCATCCGTGCATCGCTTCTTCAGGAACGCTAGCCCGCTCTCCTCGATCTGCTCCGTGCGAATGTAAGCGGGATTGGCCTGCGCCTCCCAATCGAGCGTCATGTTGTTCTCCTGCGCTATCTGCTGCGCTACATCCTTCAGCTTCGCGTTGTCCCACCCGCGATTCTCATCGCTCGCTTTCAGGCGCACGTTCGTGGGGATGGACGTCGCCTTCACGCTCACCGTGTGTTGCGGCAGTTCGAACTCGATCGAGTCTATCCAGAACCGCCCGCAATCCATGCTCAGGTCGCCGCCTATAGGCGTAAACCAGCGCTCGCATATGATGCTCACATCGATGTATGCACCCGGCTTTGGCATCCAGCTGCTAATGAACTTGTTGTCGCGGTCGGCCAGCTGAAAGTGCAGATCGTCGGCCTTCTCGCCATCCATGTTATCGGTGTATTCGAGGTTGAGCAGGTAGGGCGCCAGCTGCGTGTAATAGTCCGTGCCGCCCATGGAGAGGCCCGGACGCGCGGTTCGCACCTGCCCGATCATATGCACCTCCGATCGAATGCACGCGACAGACTCCTAAACCCGTGCACACACGTGCGGACGCGCACGAGAGAGACGCTATGAGGACATACGAGGGTGGGGGTGTTTACGGCCCGGAAGGTCAAAAACGGGGTTGCGGCCCGCAACCGAACAGGCCCGTAATCAACCGAGGATTGCGTTCTTGACCTGTTTGGGGGGCAAGGTGGGTCATCTTGGCGGGTTGCCCCCCAAAATGCTTTCTCGGGCATCCTCGTGCCTTTTACGGCCCTATCACTGTGGTTGACGTCCATGGCACCAATGGGATCTCAGTCTGTGCTGGCAAGTCGGGCACTATGACATTCACGCCAGCGGGGAAGTGACAAAGATCTTTCAACTCGTAGTTCGCTTCCAGTAGCACGTGCATGTAATGGTCATCGCCCCTCTTGCCACCATAGACACGCAACGATATCAAGTCCCACCAGTCGCCCTGTGTCGAAGTGTAAATCGTCATAGTGAATTCCTGCTTATTTTGATTTCAAGATATCCAGCGGTATCACCTTGGGCAATGCATAGGGCTGATGAAGCGCATAGCTCCACCAGTGCGGTCTGGTCTGATCCGGCTCGCCTGCACCGGGATACCAACCGTGCGTGGGATTCGGGCGCAGACGCGCCCGCACGTTCTGGGAAACTGGCCCGTGCAGGCATGGCCTAGCTATAGCCCGAGTCATATGACAGCCTCCGTTCCTGATACTGTGCCCGCTTGAAAGTCTCGATGAAGTCCTTGGCCAAATCCCGTAGCCGCGTGTCCATGGCGCGTTGCTCGGTCTCGGTAGCGTTCCCGTGTATCTCCACGTGCGGCGTGAACGCGACGTGTGTCGTATGCGAGGTTGCGCCCATGCGATGGCCCATGATCATGCTGTGCGCGTAATCGAGCAGGCCTGCCGCGCGCTTGCTGCCCTTGAGCGGGAGCACCATCTCCGGTCCGCGCTCGCCTATGAGTGCGCTGGTGGCACGCCTGAATATGCCGCCATAGGCCGCTTTGGTCGCCACGCCTCGCTTGTGGATCTGATTACCGTAGCCCCATATCTCGACCATGTTACTTGTGGGTTCGCCGGGATGATACCAGCTGCTATCGGCCACATGATAACGTTGTCCATCCACGCTGATGTAATTGCCCGGACTTGGCCTGCCAAAGATGCCCATCAGGTTCGGGCTGATTGCGACGTCGCCGGGAGCCAGTCGGTTGCCATAGCTACCCATGACTTGGCCCGGCTCGGCTGGCCCGCCATACGAAGCCACCGTCACGGGCACGCCTGCACCCCCGCCACCTCCCGGCCCCAATGGCGATATGCCCGGGTAGAATGGAGCACCAGTGGCACCTGCCGCTGCTGCGGTTGCGCCTGCTGCGGCTACAGGTGCGCCCCAGCTGCTACCTGCCCCATGCAATCCAGCGCCAGCGGGCGCGGCACCTGCCCCGCCACCACCGCCCAGCCATGGTGGCAGCTTTTCCCATAGGTCGAGCACATACTTCCAAAAGTCGCCAAACTGTTTAATGGCTTCCTTCCATTGGGTGGCAAAGCCGAACGTCCAATCGAAGTTTTTCATCTTCGACCATATGCGGCTGAATGCGCCCTCCACGGCTTCGTCCCACTTGAGACTCTCGGCGTTCAAGCCACGTGCGCCAGCTATGAGTTCCGTCCATGTCATGCCAAGCAGATACCAGTGGCGGGTAAAATGCTCGGGATCGCTCACTGGCTTCTTGGCCATGAGATCGTTGAACGTGCGGACTTGGCTGTTGAGTTTCTCCACCGCAGCAATCGCTCCCACCACTGCCAGCGCTGCGAGGTTAGCGCGGAACGAGCCAAGGCCACCGCTCGTGGCCAAAAGCGCAACCTTCAATGCGACAAATGCTACAACGAGATCCCTGATCGTGGGCACCAGCCATTCTGCGTTATCGCCGATCCATTTGAACACATCGCCAAGCTTTTGCAGGGCGGCGAGGAATGCACCGCCCAATGCACTGTGCAGGTTCTTGCTAGTGCCGAACATCTTGGCCAGCATCTCTACGAACTGCTTGCCCACGGTCTTCACCATGTAATCCCACTGCTTCATCACCTGCGCCCACACCGTTGACACTGGGCCTTCCAGCCACGCTTTCAGCTTCGCCCATGCAGGCAACACGACGTGCTCGAGCCAATACGCCATCCGCTCCCCGCCACGGATGCTGAACTGCACTATGCCCTCGATGAGTGGCCGCAACTGGGGCAATAGCTTGCGCCATGCATCGGCCATCTTCGCCTGCGCGGGCAACACCTCTTTACCTATGGCAACCGACATCTCGTGCATGGTGCGGTTGAACAGCTGGATGCGGCCCTC